CGCCTACTGCACCTAGGCAGCAGAACATTGCTATGGCGAATGAAATACCTTTTAGAATCGCCCTGATTTTTTGTACTGTCATTTATAATTTCCCTTTCAGCCACTTGCTAAAGTGAACATCCCAAATCTCATATACATAATGGCTACTACCTTCGTTCTTGTAGGCTTTGCCGAATGGGTAAATGCCAGCTCTTAGACCACATCTAATCCGTTGATCAGGTACTCCTAACTCCCTAGCAACTTCTGCCACAGTTAATTGCTTCATCAACACTCCTTTCTAGCCATGTCATCTGCGATACGGCATTGTTGGATTTTGTAACGCAAGCCTTTCTTCGCAAATTTGCTGAGATGCCGATTGGCAAAGTCTTCAGCAATTTTCTTACGCCACATCTTTGCGTATTCGGCATTATTCCCTGCCCATCCGAATGTTCCTTGAATTCTTCCAAACTTCGCATTGGCAAGATTAGTGTTGGTTAGATACTCAATCATTTGTTCTCCTTTCTTTTATACGGATTTCCGTATTTAAATTTTAAAAAAAAGCCTCTTGATTTCATCAGAACCAAGGTTATGCTTTTGGACAACAGTATTAATTTCTCGTTGAGTGAAAGGAACTTTGTTGTTCAGTCTATCGTACAACGATGTTTGTCCAATGCCTAATGCCTCAGCAAAGGCTTTGTTATTCTTGTACTTTTCTCTGATGAATCCTCTGAGGTAAGAATAATCAAAAGACATATCACCACTCCTTTCTGTACGGCTTTCCGTACTTGATGATGTAAGTATATCTCCTTACAAAATTCGTGTCAACAGTTTTCCGTATTTTTTTATAAAATTTTATTGCTTTTCTTCAGGAAGCCGTATACTATATAGATGAGATATAAATCATTTAAAGGAGAGATAACCATGAAAGATACACTCCCTAACAGGTTGAGACAAGCCCTCTTGAACAATGATATGTCTCAAACAGAACTGGCAAAAGCTAGTGGGATAAGGGCTTCATCTATATCAGATTATCTAACAGGAAAATATGAGCCTAAACAAGATAAGATATACTTGCTTGCAAAGGCTTTAAGAGTAGAGCCTGCATGGCTGATGGGGTATGATTTAGAAGATTCTGCCTATTACACAGATCCTGCCGTCAATGAATATGCAGAGCAACTTCGGACGAATCCGAATATGAGGCTTCTGTTCGATGCTACAAAAGATATGTCAAAGGAAGACATAGATTATGTTGTGGATCTCGTGAATAGATTAAAGGGCAAAGAATAACATATTGTTGTGAAACAAGATGGAAAGAGAGTGGTTGTATGAATGTCAATCTCGTATATGCAGAGCTACGGCCGTCACAAACGGCAGTTGTCCACTGCAATGACGATGGGACATATACTATACTGATTAACATCAATAAACCAAAGGACAAGCAAATTAAAGGGGTTTTTCACGAACTGGCACACATTGTAAATGATGACTTCTTTAGTGATTTACAAGTGGGGTTAATCGAAAAGATGACCCATGCCGTAGAGAATGATATTGATGTGTCAGAAATAAATTTTTATTATAGTGTGTTGTGAAACGGGGTATTTGTCATGGATTTTTGGAACAAACTAGCACTGATTGGGATGCCTCTGCTTGGTGGTACGATAATGCTAGCTGTATCATGGCAACAAGCATTCCTTACTTTTATCTATGCGTGTGCATTGTTATTTATATTAATCAGTATATCTCCAACACTATCCTTTGTAATTAGTGCGATTGTATTAGCATATGCATTATTTAATTTAAAACTATCGATTGCTTTTTTAGTTCTGCCATCAGTTATATGTATTTTCGCCTTTGGTTTAAGTGTGGTTGTTGCTCTTATGATTAAAAGAGATAGAAGTACATTAGGCAATACCTTTAAATTCTCAGATGCCTATCAAATAGCCACATCAGAACTATCGGAACTGCTATCAGGAAACAAACGATAAAATTTAGCCCCCTACTCTAGTTGTTAGAATAGAGGGCTATTATTGTCTAAGGAGATGATAATATGGCAATGAAGAGAGCCAATGGTACTGGTACAGTATATAAGATGTCAGGCAAGAGAAGAAAGCCATACAGAGCTATGGTCACCCTAGGATACGATGAGATGGGAAAGGCCATGAGAAAAACAATTGGCACATTTGCAAAAGCAAGTGAAGCGCAAAAAGCCTTATATGAATATTTAGGAGATCCTTCGGCCTATGATGCAAAAGGAGTGGCATTAGAAACTGTGTGGAATTGGCTACTTGAAGATAAAGACAGACAAGGCATACAGCACAGAAAGCAATCTCGCTACAATGCATTTTACAAAATGACAAAGCATTTACACCATTTTCCTATCGCTGACATCAAGTTAGCACAACTGCAATTATGCTTCGACCATACACAAATGGCTGCATCCACATTAAATAATATCAAGACTGTTTTAACTAATCTGTATGACATCGCTATTAAAAATGGTGTTGTTGACAAAAATATTGCCAAGTATATATCGCTACCTGCACCGCAAAAATCAACTATGCATAAGCCTTTTAGTAATAATGAAATACGGACATTGTGGAGCAATAGCGATATGGTGCTTGCCCAAGTAACACTATCATTCATATACACAGGATTAAGGCCAGCCGAACTATATGGAATCAAGTCCTGTAATGTCCACATTGATAAGCAATATATGATTGGTGGAAATAAAACAAAAGCAGGCAAAGATAGAATCATACCTATCCATAACGCCATTTTGCCGTTTATCAAAATGTGGCTAAAAAATGCCAAGACGAACAATGCAGACTTACTAATGCAAGGGTGTGAAATTAACAGTATCCCAACATACAGATACAGGCTAAACCACGCACCTAGTGATTTTGGTTGTCACAAGCCACATGACGGAAGGCATACATTCGCAACTATGGCTTATGGACACAGACTGGATAGCGACATTATAAAGCGCATTATGGGACACTCAAGGGCAACAGATATAACAAGTGATGTATATATTCACACAGACCTCGCTCAATTATTGGAAGCGGTAAATATACTTCCATATGGCCAAGAATCTTGTCTATATCCTGAGTAATTTTGTGTGCAACTCGTGTGCAACAGAAACAATATTAAAGGAATTTACACAAAAAAAGACCCCACTACCTTCGATAGATAGTGGGGTTGTCGCATTTATAATATGCTATTTTGTTTCAGATACAATCATCACCAAGATCTAACGGATCCTGAAAGAGGATGAAGATTAAACGAGCTTTTCTTTATCCTCTTTTGTTTCGGTTTTGATATGCAATTCTTTCAGTTGCTTAGGAGCAACTTCAGAAGGAGCTTGCGACATGATATCCGTAGCGGATTGTGTCTTAGGGAAGGCAATGACGTCACGGATGGATTTGCGTTTAGCCATCAACATAACCAAACGGTCTAGACCAAAGGCACAGCCACCATGAGGAGGTGCCCCGAATTGGAAGGCATCCAACATGAAACCAAACTTTTCACGGGCTTCTTCCAAAGTAAGACCAATTGCTTCGAACACTTTTTCTTGAATGTCAGATTGGTAAATACGGAGGGAACCGCCACCGATTTCCACCCCATTAAGTACCATATCGTAGGCGATAGCCTTAACATTACCTTGGTCGGTCTTGAGGATATCCAAGTCTTCATGGCGAGGCATAGTAAATGGATGGTGCATCGCAGTATAGCGTTTTTCATCCTCATTGTATTCGAACATTGGGAAGTCTGTTACCCAAGTGAAAGCCAACTTATCTTGGTCAATCATGTTACGACGGCGAGCCATTTCCAAACGAAGTTCGCCCAAGGCACGAGCCACTGTAGCAGGCTTATCAGCAATCATAAGCAAGAGGTCACCAGGTTTAGTATCCGTATGAGCAAATAAATTGCGGATAGTATCTTCACCCAAGAATTTCATGATTTGAGACTTGATGGAGCCATCTTCGTTGTGGCAAGCCCATGCAATGCCCTTAGCACCATAGCGGTTTACATATTCTACAAGATCGTCCAATTCACGACGAGCAATCCCCGCATCACCAGGTACGACGATACCTTTTACGATGCCGCCCTTTTCAATGATGGTGCGGAACACTTGGAATTCTGTATCCTTTACAAGGTCTGTGCAGTCATGGAACTCCATACCAAAACGGAGGTCAGGCTTATCAGAGCCGTATTTATCCATAGCTTCATCCCAAGTAATACGAGGCATAGGAACAGGCACGTCTACGCCCATCGTTTGCTTGAAGACATGAGCAATCATTTGTTCCATGGTAGCCAAGATATCTTCTTGGTCGATAAAGGACATTTCAATATCGAGCTGGGTAAATTCAGGTTGACGGTCAGCCCGCAAATCTTCATCACGGAAACAACGTGCGATTTGGAAGTACTTTTCATAGCCTGCTACCATGAGGATTTGTTTGAAAATCTGTGGAGATTGTGGCAAGGCATAGAATTCGCCAGGATTTACACGAGATGGTACCAAGTAGTCACGAGCCCCTTCTGGTGTGGATTTTGTGAGCATAGGTGTTTCGATTTCCAAGAAGCCATGGTTATCG